ACTAGCGTTGTGTGGAGTCAGCAAGGGATTATGAGAGTTGAGCCCAACTGGTAACATCGTGGTGCCGGGTGGTGTCTGTTGTGGGCTGGAATGAATCGCGGCCCACTTGGCTGGACTTGAGGTCTGTGTTTTGGTCGCTCTATACACGCAATGTGTGGCGATGTCAAATCTCGGTCGAAAAGGTCACTTGCAGGTTTTTCCTCGGGCAAGTGACAACAATTTAGGGCTCTAAATCCTATATAAATAAGGCGTCGGAGAGATCGTGTGGGCTAATACGCAGACGAAGTGATTGCTTGGAAATTTTTTTTTCCAAGCGACTACAATGACTGCGTATTAGCCCAGACTGTCCTACTTACCCCTTATTTATATAGGATTTAGAGGTAAGAAAGGTTAATAAATACCGGAGGAAAAAGTCTCCTAAACAGTGTTCAATTAGGGGGTTGTCGTAAATTGTTCCTTAGATAGGAAAAGTGCCGGTTTTTGTTTTCTTATACCGTGTTGGAATAAAAGAGGCTGATTTTAAGTGTTTCCGATGGGCGGTAGGTGGAGTTGGGCGGCTGTATACCTGGGCGAGACCCTTTCGGTTGACAGGATTGTGGGCTGTCAACTTATTAGAGGGTGATTCGGTTGACAGGAAAGTGGCGCGGGAAAGATGGGGTAACTCGTGGAAGCCGAGGTCGGGGCTAAACCCATCGGTTTGTCATCGCGGACGCCCGCCCGAATCGCTAGACTGGGCCAATGTCAGCTCAACTTTTGCGAGATCCGACGCGCCCCGGCGCCAAACAGGCCGTCGATAAGACGAAAGTCTTCGTTTGGCGCGGTCAAAAGAAGTTCACGAACGACCTTAAGGTCCAGTTTTTGGAGGAGTTCGTGCGATCCGGGCTCATGTACGAGGCCGCGGAGAAAGTCGGGGTGACTGGCGCCACGATCATGAGCCACGCGAAGGAGGACGAAGCCTTCGGCGCCGCCTACGAAGAAGCAAAGCAACTCTGCATCGACACAACCCTAGTCAAAGAAGCCAGGCGCCGCGCACTCGAAGGCACCGACAAACCGCTGATCGGAGGCCGCAATAAAGACGAGATCATCGCCTACGAGAAAATCTATGATTCTCGGCTGCATGAACTGCTGCTGAAGGCGTCACGTCCCGAAGAGTATCGCGAGAACGCAAAAGCAGGCATCAATATCACCGGAGGCGTGCTTGCTTTGAGCGCTCAGCCGATGCAGTCCAGCGACTGGGAAAGGACCATCGATCGTAGCGGAAACATCATCGAAGGCAGCGCCATCGATGTGACCACTGGCCAGCAAACGGCAATCGATATTACGCCGCAAGCGGCGCCCATCGAGTCACCACAGAGCGCAGATCCCGCGGCAGCGACTGGGCTGAAGCGCAAAAAGCGTATCCGGCATGGCGGATAAGCGTATCCGGCATGGCGGATAAGCGGATGCTGCACAGTTAAAGCCTAAAACTGTGCAGATCGTCTCAGGTGAATCTAATTCACCTGAAGTTTTCGGATGAATCTAATTCACCTGACGACCCTGCGTGAAATCTGAGCGACTCGCGGCATCCCAAACCGCCAGAAAACGAGAAAGGCCCACCGACAAAATCGGCAGGCCCCTGAAAAAACCGCGCTACAGCCTTGGATGGACTCAACGCGCCGGATCAATTGGGCGTAGAGCGAAGCAGCGCGGCGAAACGGTCACTTCATGAGATTCGACGTAAAGCGCAGGTAGTCACCTGGGCAATGCACACTCCTCGCCTATCAAGGCACTGTTAGAAATAGAAGTTACAGCGCTACTCGGGGTAAGTCCCATCCTCCTTTTGCACGTTGCGGTAAGCGCCAGGCGCAAGGTAAGCGATGCGCCATATCAACGCGGACACCAGCGCCACATACCCACCAGCAACCCACAACAGAACATCGGCGCTCATGACACTTCATCCGCAGGCGCAGTCACCAAGTCGCAGAACGCTGCAGCCTCGTCCCGATCCAGGATCAGCGACACATCATCCGCGAGCGCAAGCCGCTGCGCTTCATCGGGCACATGGCGCCGGATCGATTCGGCGATGTGGACGAGGACAACGGCCGGTACGTTCATGACGCTAAGCCCTCAATGATGCGGATATTCAATCCGCCGCAAAAAATCGCATAGTGGTGCGCACCGCGGCGCTCGATGTGTCGGCCAGCTCGGCGAGCCATCCGGATGCACAGTGCGATCGCGCAGCGTGGACAGATACGCTTGTCGCAACTGCCGTGGTCGTGGTAGGCGAAGCGCAGCTTGCTGTTCATTGGGCAAACTCCCTTAGGTGCAGCGGTGATCAGTATGGGACGAAGTGACGTACAGCGCTAGGCTAGATGAACACCGCAGTTGTATTATCCAGCCCTTCCCGATGCAGCCGCTTCTCGGTGCTGAGCGGAATCTCGTGCAGATGCACCGACCCGCGATCATTCGGCCGCTTGCGCCGCATCGGCGCGAACTCGAAGTTCGGCGCTCGCTGCGTGCGGACGGTGCTGGACGGCATGCCTGTGTAGGCGTGGCCGCTGGACATGCCGCCGCGGGCGTGCGCGGAGAAGGATAAGACGAGGCAGAGCAGGAGGATATTTTTCATGGCTCAGCCGTAGCGCGGAAAGCTTATTTCGTTATCGCTGAATGCTAGCACCTTGCCGGTGTTGCGCAGCGTGACGGTCCAGTCGCCATCTTTTTGCGACACGACGAAGCCCAAGCCGTACTGATTCGACGCCTGATTCATGCGCAGTTTGGTAGTCATAGTGCGCCAGCCGCCAGTGCGCAGTGTGATCTTGTCGGCGTTGAAGCTGACAACGGCCGTCTTGTGATAGGTGACGTGCGTCACCTGGTCAACGGTGCATACTGCGGTGTTGGTGCGGCCGAGGGCGTTTTGGCGTGACATGGTTTGCGTTTCCTTTTCTGTGTTGGTGACTGTGCGTATAGAATAATGTCGTTTTGACAGTGCGTCAACTACCGTTTATCAGCCTACGATCCGCCCGAATACGGATAGCCTCCCATTGGCGTGCTCGTGCGGAGAAGTACAGGGAGGCGTTCCTGTTGCCGATCCTGGCCGCGCTGCTGGCATTGATGAAGCAGCGCACACGTTCGGACGCGGCGCGGTCTGACAATGTGGACAACTGAATAGCACGATGCGTGTTCATCCCTGCACCCCAATCGCCTCAAGAAACGCTACCAATCCCCCATCATAATGCCGATGCACCCCGCGCGTAATCTCCATCGACTTCGTCCGACTCAAGATCCGGCCAGTCACAGTCCTTGATCCATTCGCGGGCTTCGGTGAGGCTGGCGCCTTCCAGTACTTCAAGCTGGATCTTCATGGCGCGTTATCCGGCACAACACTAGCCGCAAAGACGAAGCGGCCAGTAGTCAGAAAGATGATGCCGCTGGCGCCGATGCGCGCGACGACTCCGGTTTTCACTTCGCCATACGAAATGTAGCGGATCGTCTGGCCGGGTTCGTATTTCATGCTGTGTTCCTCGTTCTTAAACCGTGGCCTATTGTCGAATTAACAACACAGAGAGTCAATGTTAGATTCGGACAATGTTTCAGCGCAGCTCGATTGTCGCTTTCACTTCACCGTCAAATTGCTTCATCAGCTCCGGATCTTGCGCGCCCCACACGATGACGCCAGCTTTCGGATCGGTCGGACACGCATCGCCTTTGACGCGCGACCAGCAGCTGTACATATCTTCGTACCGCGGCATCGGCAAGACGTAGACCGCGCCGCGCGGCCGTATGTCGACGATGGCGCGGCGTGTACGGTCCTGGTGCTGGAGCAAGACCAGGCTTTTGCCGATCGATAGGCCAGCGTCGAATTTGATGCGCTGTTCTAGGGTGCGGTTCATGCGTGCACCAGCCCATCGTCGCCAACATACAGGTCGACGCTACCATACACTTTCGCCGCATCGCTAAGCGCATCGCCGACCGGACCATAGCCGCGATCCCAAAAGCCAGCGCCGTGGCCATTGCGCGTCAGCCAGAAATCATGCGCGTGCTGATCCAGCCCCGCGCCAGTCTCGCGCAGCTGGCGACGATTGGCGCGGAAGAAATCGGCGCAGTCGTCGCGCATCTGCTGCAGCGTTTCCGGCGCTATATCGTCTTCGTTGCGGCCATCGTCCAGCGGCGTGCAGTCTTCGCCATCGGTGCTAGACCACAAGGCAGCGCCGGCATAGTGGCGGATGATGTTGCCGCGTGTGAGGTTTTTCATCGTGTTGATCCTTGACGTTTGATTTTGGCGGAGCGGAGCGACGGGATAACAGCGAACGAGCGGAGAATCTACTCCGCTACATCGGCAGACAGCGCAGCGTGGAACGTATCCGCGATGTAATCCTTGATCTCGTTCCGATTGCGGCCAGAAATGCGCAGCTCGAATCCATGCACCAGCGATGCGCGAACAGTGACGTTATGATCGGTCCAGCCGACATAGCCTGAATCGTCCATATGATGAAACGGGGCGATGAACACCAGCCTATCCGCCGTTGTCTTGTCCCAGTCGATCTTTGTTGCGCTGTCGAATCCGCTACCGGACGGAAGATGATCGCGGACAATCTGGTCGGCATGATCCTGGTGCTTGACTACCCATTCATGCCAGCGGCCATGATCGTTACGTGCGGCGCAGCTGGTGCGCGCTTGCACTGCGGATGCTATGGCTTGGTACACTTTCTTGGTTGTCATTTGTTGATCCTTGTTTGTTGTTGGCGTTTAGACGATTACTACCATTCAAACACTGTGCAGACAGGTCCGCACCGTGACACATTGCAGTCGTGCGCGC